ATTGGAGGTAAAATATGAAAGTATATTCAAATAATAGAATAGGGGAAAGGACACTCGATTGAATGAGAATAACAATAAAGGTGCCTGGAGATGAAAAGTTTGGAGTAATTGCACGTTTTGAAAAGCCGACAAGATATAACGTTCCATATCCTTATGATCATGAATTTTGTGAAGGACATATACAATTTGAAGATCTATCTGAAATTGAGATGATGATCGGAGCATTACAGAAACTGCAAGAGGTAGCAGCAACGAATATTGGTAAATTTGTAATAGAAGATGAAAAGTTGTAAAAATATCTTAAAAGTGAGGAAAAATAATGGATGATAAGAAAAAACAATTGCTGAATAAGTTGAAGGCATTGGCAGAGCGAGGCGTTGGTGGCGAAAAAGAAACTGCACAAAGAAAACTGCAAGAACTAATGGAAAAATATGAGATAGATGAAAATGATTTATCAGATGACAAGAAAGAAAAATATCAATTTAAATATAAGAATGAGTTTGAAAAGAAACTGATTAAACAAATAGCATATAGAACTTTTAAGAAAGAATGGTCTGAAAGAATGTATACATATTCAAGAGGAAGAGGAAAAAGATCTATCATGCTGATAGAGTGTACAAAAGCTGAAGAAATACAATTAAGAATAGAATATGAATTTTACAAAGATTTATGGAAAGAAGAAGCAGAATTTTTATTCAACGTTTTTATCCAAAAACATCGTATTTTTGATCCGGAGGGTAGCTGTAAAAAAGATGATCATAAAATGAAAGAACAGGATCTAAAAAGAATGGCAATGATGGAAATGTTATTACAAGATAAGAAGATGACAAAGATGCTGGAGGCAAGAGAATGACGAAAAAGATGGGGAAAACCTCATCTTTTTTATTATAAATATTGACATAGTGTGTACACTATAGTATAATATAAGTATGAAAGGAGGAAAGCTAATGAAAAAGAAACAAAAGAAAAAGCTTGCAAAGTTGATTATCAAAGCAATAACAGCAATAGCCCTACTGATTAGTGCGATAGCTCAACTTATACAAGCCCTTAATTAAAAAAACACGAAGGAACGGGAGAGAAATCTCCCAATCCTTTGTAGAAATAGTATAACACACATTAGCTGAAAAGAAAAATGAAGAAGATAACTTTTTATGACATGGTACTTATTTTTGCAGTCATGCTGCAGTTTGGCCAGAGAAGTATTTACACAAGTTTAATATTATTGTTTGCATCAATTCTTGAATTGGTGGATGTGATTCCAAAGATTGTGAGGTTATTAAAACATGGAAAGTAAAGCAAATGCACAGACAAGAGCAAGTGCAAAGTGGAACAAGAAAGCAGGATATATGGCTAAAAGCTATAAATTAAAGAAAGACACAGTAGAAGCATTTGCAGAAGCATGTAAGAAAGCAGGAGTGAGTCAGGCGGGTCAATTGACGAGGATGATGAATGATTTTATTAAAAAAGTAGATGAAAATTAAAAGATGCAACACTTTGCGACACTCATATGTGTTATTATTGCATTGTAAAGAAATGAATAAAAGGGAACGAGCACATTAGAAAATATCTGATGTGCTTTTCTTATGCCCAAAAGAAGGTGATAAATATTGAATACAGTACAACAGATTAAGGATATGGATACGGTACTGGACATTGCAAGGTATTTGAAAAGTAAAGATGAGAGATATTATGTTCTATTTGTTACTGGAATTTATTCAGGATTACGTGTATCTGATATTTTAAAATTAAGGGTAAAGGATGTAAAGGGAAAAGATCACATCTTTATCAGAGAAAAGAAAACGAAAAAAGAGAAACGTTTTCTGATCAATAAGAATCTTAAAAGAATATTAGATGAATATATAAAAGGAAAAGATGATCTGGAATATCTGTTTGAAAATCCAAAGACACACAAACCGATTACGAGACAATGGGCGTATCAGATGATTAGAGAAGCAGGAGAAAAGTTTGGTGTCTATAATCTTGGAACTCATACAATGAGGAAAACATTTGGTTATCATATGTACCAGGCAACAAAAGATGGAGCAATGTTAATGAAATTGTTTAATCATTCAAGTATACATATCACATTAAGATATATTGGAGTTGAGCAAGATCAAACAGATAAAGCAGTATCAAAATTAAACTTTGGCATTTGATTTATTTATTTTTACAACCACTTATTTACATATTGAGTGGTTGTAAAGTGAGAAGTAAAAAATCAAATGCCTTTTATAGTAGAAAAAAATTAAAGATGTATTTACAAAATATAAGATATGACAAGTCAAAAGAAAAAAATAAAGCGGAATTAACTCAGCGGTTAGAGTGGTGATCTTATAAATCACTGGTGGTTGGTTCGACTCCAACATTCCGTATTCATTCAAGGCAGTAACAGTCAACGAAGGCAAGTGACCATACTTCATTTATTTTGTCAGACTCTGACAAGCCTTGAATGCCAACGTGGTAGTTGTTAGGAACAGGAGCATAGAAGAAAGTTTCTTGATTATTTGTTATCCTCCTTTCACAAAAAGATGTTTGTTTATATTTGCAGTCAATAAGTTGGTAGTAGTAATGGGCATAGCTCCTTCAGGTTCGATTCCTGATACCACGGTTTTGTCAGACTCTGACAAAGGAAGAAGGTGAGAAAGATCACAAGAGAAGCATTAACAGATTGGATTGAGAAACTGATAAAAGAAAATAGATTATACAGTTTCTACAAATCAAAAGAATGGAGACATTTAAAAGAAGAAATATTAAAAGAAAACAATTATGAATGTGCTATGTGTAGAGAGTCAGGAAAGGTAACAAAGGCAGAGACAGTACATCATGTGCAGCATGTAAAAAAATATCCATGGTTGGCATTGAGCAAGACATACAAATATAAAGGGATTGAGTATAAGAATCTGATTCCTTTGTGTCACGACTGCCATGATAAGGTGCATGGCCGCATGAAGTACAAACCGAAGCCGAAACCGATTACAGAAGAACGATGGTAGTACCCCCACACCCCCTAACCCCTAAAATTTTTGGAAGGGCTGTACAACGGGGGATGGGCAGGCATCCGGAGAAAAATCAAGAATCTGAAAAAAGTAGCGAAAGTGGGTGATAATTGTGGCTCGTCCAAGCAAAGAAGAAATGTTAAAAAGGGAGACAAAAGCTACAATTATCAAGGCTTTGCAGGATCGAGGAATATCAGAAAAATATCTTTTAGACCAGGTAGATGAATACATGGGTTATTATGACAGTTTAAGGGAAATAAATGGCAAATTAAAGAAGGGTTTTAAGATTGATTTGTCAAAAGAAAAGAGGCAGATCACAAAAGAAATGAGGAGTATACTCGATTTCCTTGGACTTCGTCCAGTGGAAATTGATAAGGATGATATCTTTGAAGAGCTATAGTAAATATTTAGACCCTTATATGTCAATGATAATTGAAAACAAGGTTGAGCATTGTCAGGAACAAGAAGAAATGATTTTCAACAATGTTATACCAGTTTTAGAGAGAGAAGATGTTTATGTTGATGAAGCAAGAGTAGAAAAAGGCTTGGAATTACAAAAGTATTTTCCATATGATCTGATGGAGTGGGAAATATTTTTGTTTACGTTGATCGTAGGAGTCCGATATAAAGAAACAGATGATATTTATTTTACAGAGATAAGGATCATCATTGGAAGAGGAGCAGGGAAAAATGGATTTATTTCATTTCTTTGCTTTTATTTTTTGTCTCCAGCTCATGGGATTCCTCACTATGATATTGATATTTTGGCTAATTCAGAGAATCAGGCCAAAAGAAGTTTTAAGGATGTTTATGAAATCATAACTGAAAACCCTGAAAAGAAATATCGCAGGGCTTTGAAATCGAATTATTATGCTACAAAAGAGGAAATCAAAGGGAAAATAACAAAAAGCATTCTAGTATTCAATACTTCATCCAAACGAGGAAAAGATTCGAAACGTTCAGGATGTCTTATTTTCGATGAAAAACATGAATATGTTGATACACAAAATATTAATACGTTGCAATCTGGTCTTGGTAAAACAAAAGATGGAAGAATTATCACGATCACAACAGATGGACATATCAGAGGCGGAGTTTTGGATGCAGAGAAAGACCAGAATAGGCTGATTTTAGAGAAATATAACCCAGACAATCAAACATTGGTATTTTGGTGCAAGATTGAAAAGGAAGAAGAGTGGAATGACATAAATAAAATGGTCAAAGCCAATCCAAGTATCAATTATATGCCTAGTTTAAAACGAACAATCATGAAAGAGATTTCTGATATGCCGTTTAAACCAGAATATTACATGGAATACATGGCAAAACGTTGTAATTTTCCAATAGGGAACAGAGATATTGAAGTGGCTTCATGGGAAGATATCAAAGCAACGAATCAGGAGATTCCAGATCTAACAGGTTTGGAATGTGTTGGAGGAGTGGATTATTCATCTTCTGACGATTTTACTTCATGTGGTTTATTATTTAAGATTCGGGATAAATATTACTGGATTCAGCAGACGTTTGTATGCACAAGGTCAAAAGATCTTAGAGGGATCAAGGAAAGAACTCCGATAGATCAATGGGCAACAGATGGAGATGTGATCTATGTTGATGATGTGGAAATTCCAGCCTCTTATGTGGCCGATTGGTTTGAAGCTATTCAGAAAAAATATAAGTGCAGGATAAAGAAGATTGCAATTGATAAATATAGATATGCATACATGAATAAAGCATTAAGCGAGATAGGATTTGAAGCATATCAAAAGAAAAATGTGTTTCCTGTAAGACCAAGTAATATTCAGGAAGTATCTGTATTAATAAATTCAATGTTCATAAATCATAAGATAGTGTTTGGAGACTGTCCGATCATGAGATGGTATACAAACAATGCCAAAAAAGTAAGTAAAGGAATCAATTATGAGTATGGAAAGCAGGAAGAACACTACAGGAAAACAGATGGATTTATGGCATTTGTGGCAGCAGCTACGATAAAAGATGAGATAAAAGAGAAAGTGAAACCACCGAAGATACCTACGATGGTTTTTAATATTTAGGAGGGAAAATGAGTTTTACAGATTTTTTAGGAAAGTGGTTTCCTACGAAACGAATCACTGGTCCTGATACAGTAACGATAAGTGTATCGCCGGAATTGTATTATAAAGAGCTGGCACTTTACACAGGAATCACGTTGATATCGAATGCAGTTGCAAAAAGTGAGATTAAAACTTTTGTAAATGGCAAAGAGGTACAGGAATATGATTATTATGTTTTAAATATATCGCCGAATCCAAATCAGAGTTCCAGTGAATTTTGGCATGATGTGATCAATAAGGCAATCAGACGGAACGAAGGAGCTTATGTTATTGAACATAAAGGGAATCTTTATTGTGTAGATAGTTGTCCGCTTGCAAAACAGGATTCTATCAATGGAGATATCTATGCCAATATAAGTATTAATGAATTTACGTTTCCGGGAAACTATGAAGCAAAAAATTTATATCATTTCAAATGGCATGACGCAGGAATTAATTCTTTAATGGCAGGAATTGGAGAAGAATATGGAAAGCTGTTAAAAAGCGCTGCCAATGCTTTTAAACGCGCCAATGGCGTGAAATATAAGCTGAAAATTGATAATGTTCAGGCTGGAGATGAAGAATTTCAAAAGGAATTTACAAATTATCTACAAAAGCAGATAGAAACATACATATCATCAGAAAATGCAGTTTATCCAGAATTTGTAGGCCGCGTATTGGAAAAAGATGAGCAGTCATCAGGAACAGCATCATCGGCAGAGATGATCAATCTTAGAAAAGATATGTTCGAGATGGTAGCAAATGCGCTGCATATTCCAATGACATTAATGACAGGGAATATTACAAATATGAATGAGATCATGAAAGTATTTCTGACATTTAGTGTAGATCCTGTTGCAGATATGATCCAGGAAGTACTGAATAAGAGAGCTGGTGTTCGTAATTGGAAATCAGGAGAGTATTATCGTGTAGATACAGGAAAGATCATACATAGAGATATTTTCGATCTGTCAAATGCAATGGACAAGTTACTTGCGAGTGGAAACCTGTGCATTGATGAGATTCGAGAGGAAATAGGGAGAGAGCCTTTAAATACTAAATGGTCAAGGCAGCATTGGATGACAAAGAATTACACAAAGATTGAAGATGCAATGAAAGCGATTAATGAGGAGGGAGCAAATGAAAAATAAATATTATGCATTGTATGTAGATGAAGATCAAAAGGCTGCAAATATCAATATCTATGGAGATATTACATCTTATCCATGGACAGAGAAAGATGTGTCAGCCTACAATCTGTCAAAAGAAATTGAAGGGTTGGATGTGGAACAGATCAATGTCTACCTAAACAGTTATGGCGGAGAGGTTGCAGAAGGGATTGCAATTTACAATTCTTTGAAACGTCACAAGGCAGCAGTTAAAACAGTCTGTGATGGCATGGCTTGTTCTATTGCATCTGTCATTTTTATGGCAGGAGATGAAAGAATCATGAATAATGCATCATTACTTATGATTCATAATGCATGGACCTATACAAGTGGTAATGCTGATCAGTTAAGAAAAGAAGCCGATGATCTGGATAAAATTTCAAATTTATCTGTAAAAGCATATATGGAACATATTAACATCAGTGAAGAAGAACTAAAGGCTTTGCTTGATGCAGAAACGTTCCTTTCACCAGAAGAAGCATTAGAGTATGGATTTGCAACAACGATCATTGGGGATAAAAAGAGTGATAAAGCAAGCCAAAGTGCAAAAAAGACATTGCAGAAAATGATTCTTGCAAAAGCTTTAGAAGAAAATAAGGAGGAAGATGATGAGAAGTTAGAAAATCCAGAACCGGATGATTCAGAAAAAGATTCAGAACCAGATGATCCGGAAGAAGATCCAGAAAAAGAGAGTGAAGATGATTCAGACAAAGGTAAAGATCAGAATATGCAGATGTTCCGATCTTTTTTTAATGCATTAACAGATTTATAGGAGGAAAGAAATAATGTTATCAATTACACAGAGAAATAAACAGGAAGCACTTGCAACATTATCAGATGCAATGAAAAAAGGCGATGAAAAAGCAATCAAACAGGCATGGAATGATTTTCATGAATCGGTTGTTGAGTGTGTAAAACAGGACTATGTAGAAGCTGATGGAAACAAAGTGATTCTTGCGCAGAGAGGTTACCGCCAGCTGACATCAGAAGAAACAAGATATTATGAAAAAATGATCGAAGCAGGAAAAAAAGAACATCCGATGCAGGAATTAAAAAATCTGTTAAACGGTGATATTATGCCTGTAACGATCATTGAGGATGTTTATCGTGATCTGGTAGACGAGCATCCATTATTAAACAGAATTAATTTTCAGAATGTAGCATACCTCACAAGATGGATTTTGAATGATCACTCAAAGAAAAATGCAGTATGGGGTGAGATTAACAGCGAGATCACACAGGAAATCTCATCAGGATTTAAAGTGATCGAAGTAAATCAGTGCAAATTGACAGCGTATACAATGATTGAAAAAGATATGCTGAATCTTGGACCAACATTCTTAGACAACTACTTAAGAACGTTCTTAAAAGATGCATTGTTATGTGCACTTGAACAGGCGGTAGTTAGTGGAAATGGTAAGAATTGCCCGGTTGGTTTAGACAGAGATGTCCATGAAGGGGTATCTATTTCATCAAGTGATGGATATCCAAGAAAAGAGAAGGTCGAAGTAACATCTTTCCTTCCAGAGGAGTATGGAAAACTGGTTGCAAAGTTGGTTAAGAGTGAAAAAGGACACTCCAGAAAATTTGATAAGGTGCTGATGATCACTAACATGACCGATTATCTTACAAAGGTAATGCCAGCAACAACAGTATTAACGGCATCAGGAACATATGCAACAAATTTATTCCCATTCCCAACAGATGTTGAGGTATCCAATGAATTGAGCGAGGGAGAGGCCATTCTTTGCCTTCCAGAAGAATATTTCATGGGAATCGGTGGAGCAAAAGAAGGTGTGATTGAGTTTTCTGATGAATTTAAGTTCTTAGAGGACAAGAGAGTGTTAAAGATCAAGATGTATGGAATGGGTAGAGCTTATGATAATACAGTAGCGGTATTACTGGATATTAGCAACTTAGATCCGGCATATATCACAGTATTATCAAAACAGGTTACAGCTGCAGCAACACAGGCAGCAGTAAAGACTAAATAATCAAAAAAAGGTGGGAATTGCATGGAAGAACTAATAAAGCTCGTAAAAAATGAATTAAAGATCACTTGGAGTGATCCTGATACAGATAAGGAGATAGAAACATTGGTGGCCGATGCTATTCCCACAATGAACTATAAACTGGGAGTAAAAGAGGCTGATGCTGATTATCTGGCACCAGGACAGGAAAGACGTTTGTTCTTGAATTATTGCAGATATGCCAGGAATAATTGCGTAGAAGATTTTGATATGAGATATTTGAACGATATCTTACAGCTTCGATCAAAGTATGAGGTGAAATATGCAAAAGAACAAACTGTATAATGATGGATATTTAAGTGCCTATCAGGTCAAAAGAAAAAATAATGATTTTGGTGCAGTAGTAAGCTCGAAGACAATAGACGACATGGAGTTTATTGTAAAGCTTGCTTACGAGGAACGATCAAAACGGATGGAAGATATGGAATGGGCAGAAGCAAGGGATAAGACATTATCTTTAAAAGTTTGCTGTCCATTGTATCAGCATATTGAAAACAAACATCAAGTGATTGTAAATGATAAACTTTATAGTGTGATCAATATTGATTATGACAGAGCTAATCAGGAAATGTATCTGTATCTGGAGGAGGTGTGTGATATTGCTTAATGAGATACGAGAAAAGCTGGAAGAACTTCGAAGATACGAAGATGTTCCAATGGAAGATGTTGCTTATGGATTGCTTCCTCAAGGCAGTACAAAGAAATGGAACTATTTTGTGTTTAACAGGGTAAACGTAAAGACCACCGGAAAGGCAAAGGGAGATTTCAACGAGTATTACGCAGTACATATTATCCATGAGGACTTTATACCAGAAGGATATATTTACAAAGTAATGCAAAAAGTATTAGAGATCAAAGGAATCAAATTAGCAATAAATGACGATATCTCTTTTAGTTATGCAAGGAAGGGAAATACAGATGTAGTTGTAGAAATTGCCACGATAATGTTTACAAAAGCCATTTTCAGAGGTGATGCAATTGGCAAGAACAGAAATTGATTATAAGGAATTAGATGATCTGACTGAGCTTATGGTGCGCGCATCAGATCCAGAACAGGCAATCAATGAAGTATTACATAAATCCGGATCAGAACTGATCAAAGAAGGAATTCAGAGGATTTTACCGAGTTCAGGAAAAAACTGGAGTGGGAAGAAGAGTCCGGCAAGTACATCACAGCCATTTACACAGGAAAATGAAAATTTAAGCGTAACAGTGAAAACAAAGCCAACATATCATTATCTTTATTTCCCAGACGATGGAAGCAACACAAAACATCATCAGGGAAATCAGCAGTTTATGTTAAGAGGTGCCCAGAGCCGACAGACACAGATCGTTGATGAGATAACAGAGGAACTAATAGAACAAATCGAAGGAGGAAGATAAATGTCAGTAAAATATAGTGAGATTTTTTCAGAATATGACATCACAGAGTGGGGTATCCGCTTTGGAGATGAGGCAGAAGCTGTCATTATGGACACGCTTGGAACTGCCGAGGAATCCATGGAAGTTCGAACAGTTACAAAGAATAAGAGAAATATGCCATGGAAGACAAGAACCAAGGCAACAGGGGCAGGGGAAGTCAAAATCACAGCACATATCAGAGAAGATGTCTATGATCAGATGTTTGGTATGTATGTGGATGGATATAAAGATGGAGTTACGGCATATGGAACGTTATCAGTGCATGAGCAGTTCTGTATGACAGAAAAAGTAGAGGATGAAGATGGAAATGTAAAATTAAAGGCATATCCATGTTGTACCGTAAAAGAGGGAATCAGCCGAAAAGTAGAAACCAATGCAGAAGAGATCGCGGAAGTTGAATTGACAGTATCTGTAGACCCAGATTCAACAGGAATTGGTATGTATCAGTTGATCATTCAGGAAGATACGGATGAGAAGATGAAGCAAGACTGGATGAAGAAATTTGATTCATCTTTAGTAGCTGCAACGGAACCAGCAAGTGAAGATGAGGCTACAGATCCAGTAGAGGGAGGAGAGTAAGATGGCAGTAAATACGATCATTGATGCTGAAATGATGGACGGAAGCATTGTAAAAATGACATTAAATTTTAAAAATTTATATCTGTTAAGAAACAAAGATAAAAAAACATACGATGAATATATGAAAATTTCAAACAAAGGTGCACAGGATGAAATGGAAGTTGCAATGATGTTATATGCGGCTTATAAATGTGGAAACATTGACCAGGAATGTATACCATTTGAGGATTTTCTTGAAATTCTCCCAGTGAACCGAGAAGAATTATCAGACATCGTTATAAGACTTCAGCCGAAAAAAAAAGAGATTTTGCAGAAGCCTTTAGAAGGCTGACCAAATCAAGCAATAGTAAGATAAAACTTCCTAAGTTTCAACTCAATGAGATTGAGGATTATTTTACATATTATGTACGCATGTTGGGAATATCAGAGACAACTTTTTGGGACTCTGATATTTCTTTTTTGCGTTCTTTAGCGGAAAATATTGCAGCCTATGAAAGCTGGAAGACGTATGTAAGGGAGAAGGTATTAGAAAATGGCTAAAAATGAAGCAAAAGTAAAATTTACAGCAGATGCATCAGAATTTAATGATCAGATCAGAGAATCAGAGAAAAACCTGAAAGTATTACGTGCCCAGCTGAAAGAAAACAGTTCTGAGATGAAGGCAAATGGGGAAAGTCAGGACGGAATGAAACAAAGACTTTCCATGTTGAATCAGGAGATGGAACTTGCGAAACAAAAGACAGAGGCAACCAGTCAGAAGTTAGATATTGCCAGAAGTATTTTTGGAGAAAATTCAAATGAAGCAAAGAACTTAGAAGCAGCACTTAGTAGATGCAAAAATGCTGAAAATGGGATTCAGGCAGATATCAATAAAACAAATGAATCACTCCAAAAACAACAGGATTCATCAATGCAGGCCTCCAGTGCATTAGGTCAATTAGAAGATACGATCAGCAGACAGGAGCAGGAAGTATCAAGACTTGAATCGGAATATAAAAATGCTGTGATCCAGTACGGAAAAACGTCAACGGAAGCACAGAAATTAAAAAACGAATTTCTTCAAGTCGGTCAACAGCTTCAGGAAAGCAAGAACAAGATGCAGGAAGCCGATCATGCAGCAGGTGAATTATCACAGGCATTATCAGATATAGGAGATGGAGCGAATGATGCAAAGAATGATCTTCAATCGATTGCAGATGCAGCAGGATCAGGAGCATTGCTTGATACTGCGGATACTTTAGAAGGTGCAGCGGATAAGATCAAGGAGATTGGAAACGCATCATATGAGACATACGCAGATATTGAGAACGCAACAACGAAAGTTACATCATACTTTGGTGAGACAGGAAAAGCAGCAGATCAATCAGCAAGTGTGATCAAAGAAATCTATGAGAGTGGTTTCGGAGATTCTATAGATTCTGTTGGAAATGCAGTATTGAATGTAAAGAAACAGTTGGGCGATCTTGATAATACAACATTAAGTAATATTACGCAGCAGGCAATGATTTTAGAAGATTCATATGGAATTGATATGAATGAATCTCTTCGAGGTGTTAATTCATTGATGCAGCATTTCGGAATGGATGCACAAACAGCTATGGATTATCTGGTGGCTGGAACACAAAATGGCCTGGATAAAACAGATGAATTAGGAGACAATCTATCAGAGTATTCTGGGAAGTTTGCAGAAGCTGGATATTCTGCAGATGAGTATTTTCAACTCTTACAAAATGGCCTTGATGGAGGTGCATACAATCTTGATAAGGTAAATGATGCGATCAATGAGGTAACAACAAGGCTTGGAAATGGAACAATAGGAGATAGTATTGGCCAATATTCTACGAAAACGCAAGAATTATTTAAAGCATGGCAGGATGGAAAAGGAAGCCAGAAAGATGTAATTGATTCGATTGTTAATGACATCAATAAAGCGAAAACGCAGCAGGAAAAAATGAATCTTGCAAGTACTGCATTTGGAACATTAGCAGAAGACGGAGGAATTAAGGTTATAAGTTCTTTAACATCTGTCGGAAATGCTTATGATAATGTTTCTGGAAAAGCAAATAAATTGAACGATGCAACGACTACACCAATGCAGCAGCTTGAAGGAAATGTACGAAAGGTTAAAGATGCATTTACTCCATTTGGAGAACAGCTTGCTCAGATAGGAAATACAGTACTTCCACCGTTAGCGAGTGGAGTTACGGGACTTTCTAGTGTGTTTTCATCTCTTCCGCAGCCTGTTAAGACAGTTGTTGCAGCATTGGGAACAGCAATTGCAGTAGTAGCTGGTGGGATTCCGGTGATCATGACAGTAAAAGGAATATTGCTTGGATTGAAAGCTATAGGGCTTGCAGGTTCCATTGCTTCTTTGGCCTCGCCCATAGGAATTGCGATTGCTGCGATCACAGCCATTATTGCAGTTGGAACGTTGCTTACACAGAACTGGGACAAAATAAAGACCACGATGAGTAATCTTAAAAAATCAATCACAACATCGTGGAATAACATGAAAAGCTCTGTCGGAAATACTTGTACCAATATAGCAAATGGCGCAAGGACAAAATTTACAGCTATGAAAACGAATGTTTTTACGATATTTACAGGAATCCGAACCAATGCCGGAACAATCTGGAATGGAACGAGAGCAAAGATTGCCACAGCAGTTCAAAACACAGCTAGTAATACAAGAACAAAATTTACTTCAATGGCTTCAAGCGCAGTTACGACATTTAGTAACATAAGATCCAGAGCAACAAGCATTTTCAATGGTGTAAAGTATGCGATCACACATCCTGTTGAAACTGCAAAAAATGCAGTCAACAGGAGTGTAAGATCAATCAGAGGATTTTTTACAAACTTGAGATTAAAAATTCCAACACCATCACTTCCAAGGCTTCCACATTTTAGCTTAAAGATGGGATCTAAGAAGATATTAGGAAAAACAATATCATATCCTACAGGATTTGGAGTGCAATGGTACGCAAAAGCAATGAATGAGCCTGTTATCTTGAACAGTCCTACAATTTTCGGAACTTCTGGAAATAAATTTTTAGGCGGTGGAGAAGCAGGAAGTGAAGTGGTAGCAGGAACACAGACATTGATGAACATGATCAAAAATGCAGTGATGTCAGTTCCAGGAATTGATCTTGATGCATTAGCAACAAAGATTGCAGAGGCATGTGCAAGACAGAACATTATTGTGAAGGTTGATAAGAGAGAACTTGGAAGATTGATCAAGGAGATTTAATATGGATATTTATTATATAAATTCAGCTGGGAATAAATTAGATCTTTTGAGTGATAAGATAGCGATCCAGAACATTGAAACATTGTTTGACAATGAATGGTCATATCAAAGTGCAACGAGCATACTGTTTGGTGGGAAGGTAAAGAAATTCTATAAAGGTGTTCAGGAAAAGGAACTTACCGTTTCAATTGTTGCTGATAATGAAGAAGACTTTACAGAATTGAGCAAAGAAATAGAGGATGTTCTTTTTTATGATGTTCATATGATGCAGCCGGGAAGATTGTATGTAAATGATACCTATTTATCATGCTATTTCTTTTCGAGTGTCTACGAAGAATATGAGGATCTGTTTTATATAACCGATCGAAAATTCAAAATTGTAACGGAATATCCGAAATGGATTGCTGAGAGATATTATCAGATCAATCGAAGTATTTCTATGCAGAATGCAGTAGCAGGATTTATGTTAACTGGGTCAGCGGTATTGAATAGTTCATCAGCCGTGGACAGCAAGGAAGATGATAAGGAATCTGCTTATGTAAGTAATCCATTAAGGATTCCTTGCAATTTCAAGATTAAGATCAATGGACCATCGGAATGGCCGTTCTTAAAGATTGGGGACAATGTTTACAATATCGATGAAGAAATTCCAGAAGGAAGTTATCTGGAAATAGATGCGATTAAAAAGACATGTATTTTATACGACAATTCTGGTAATTCAAGGAATGTATTTGGATATCGTAATCCAGATTATTATATTTTTGAGAAGATTAAACCAGGGATCAACAGTGTGGAATGGAGTGATTCCACACTGCTTGAATTTACCATTTATGAGGAAAGAGGTGAACCACTGTGGAGCTGATTTATACAGACAAAGATTTTGTCGATGTTGGGATCGTTGATTGTGTCAGTCTGGATTATGACTGTGCAGGAAACAAGGATTTTGAATTGACTGTAGAAACTGGTGGTTCTGGAATGGAAAAGAGATCCATGTGGTATGCCATTGGAACAGAATACATGGGAATTGTTGAATCTGTTGCAAGTGATTCAGAGGAAGATACTGTAACCTATTCAGGGACAAATACAAGAGGTCTTCTTGCAAAGAAAATTCTGGAAGGTGAGAGAGAACTGATCGTATATGCAGGGAATGCTGGGGATATCATTGGCGAAATGTTGAAACAGACAGATTCGGAGGAGTTATTTGTTTGCGATCCAACGGAATTGGATATACCAGAATGCCAGATTGTATCATATACAAACGTCTATGATGCGATTGTTCAGCTGCTAAAATCAGTAAATGCAGTTCCAGTGTTTGTTGTGAAAAATGACAGAAAAGTACATATCAGCGCCGATCTGCGAGACGATTACAGTGACGAGATTCAATATCAGGGAAATAACACCTACAGCTTCAAAATTACAGATGACGGGTTAGGATATAATCATATGATCTGTAAGGCAACCGAAGATTCTGGAGACAGATATGTAATTCATTTGTTTACAGATGAAAATGGTGGAGTTCAGGAATATTCAAGGGCTGAATCTCCAGTACAAGACAGTGAGTATATATTGGATAAATCAAAACAGCTGATCTTTGGAGTGGATGAACGCACAATGGTGTTATCTTCCGACGTATCTGTAACAGAAAATTATGTACTGACGAAGGAAAGGCCGGCAGATTGGACCACAAACTACATGGATTATTATACAAATGATGATAGCTCATACAAAGAGGTTGAAGCAACGCAACAAGAAGTATATACAAAACTAACAAGCAAACCGAAAGATTGGAATACAGGGTATGCAAATTATTATATTAAATCATCGACAGTTGACGGCGGTTCTTATTCTAGCGTATCAGCCGACACGATTAATTCATATAAATTACTCACAAGCAAACCATGGGATTGGGAAAAGAACTATTCAATTTACTATGAGCGTGTGAAAAACAGTGATGGAACAGGTTATACATACCAACAAGTAAATGGTATTGAAAAGCCATTGTATAAATTGCAGACAATGCAACCGACAGACTGGGCAGATAACTTTAAAAATTATTTTTACATCAGTAACAAAAAATATGTAGCAGTACAAGGAATAGGAAAAAAGAAAAATAAAGCTCCCAAATGGAGAACAAAAAAATATTATTCCAATGTAAAGAAAACATGTACGCCAGGATGGCAGAGAAATAAATATTATTATGTGTATTCACAGAGGGTATCAATACCAGCGTGGAGCAATAATCTGTATTACAGTAAATTTATTTTGGATACAGCGCCATCATGGACAGAAGGAAAGTATTATGTGAAAGTGCTGGATCATTATGCAGCAATGATAGAGAATGCACTTCAGGAGTTGGAGACAAAATCACCAAGCAGGAAGGCAGAAATGACGATCACAGATTATGATTGCAGAATAGGAGATGTTGTTGGCTGCGTAGATAACAGGAGCGGAATAGAAATATGCGAAGAGATCACAAATATTATATTCAAGATAAAAGACGGCTTGGAGGAATATGAATATACAGTAGGAGGGAATTAAAATGGCTTTTACACCGCATGCGTATGAAGATGGAAAGACAGTTATAACAGCAGAGATTATGAAGTCGATTGAAGATGAAATAGTAGCATTGCGTAATGAAATGGCTCTGGCAAGTTATCCGGTTGGCAGCATTTACATGTCAACTGTCAATGAAGATCCCGGAAAGAAATTCGGAGGCAGATGGCAGATATGGGGATCAGGAAGGGTTCCTGTTTGTGTAGATACAACACAGACAGAATTTGATATTGCTGAAAAAACAGGCGGAAGTAAATACATGCAGAAACATACTCACAGTACGCCAAATCATAAGCACACGATATCTGTGAATACCAAAGAATTGACAGGAAGTATGTATAACATCGCTTCACAGTCCAAAGGTTCAGCATATGGAGCATCTGGAATGTGCAAGGTAAGACAAAGCAAGGAAAAACATGGTTATGCATCAAATAGTGCAGATGGGACAACCGACGGATTCACAATTACAGCAACACATAATCATGCAATTACGCAGAGCTCTTCTGGAGGTGGAACTTCTGGAAGTTATGGAAATGGAAACGCTGAAAATATGCCGCCATACATAACGTGCTATATGTTTAAGCGTATAGAATAGAGGTGATGGATAGTGAAAAATCCAAGATACAATAATATTGATAATAATGGACTTATTTATATTTTAGAGATGTTAAAAAGTGAAGCTCAAAATGCAGTCGATGATGCAAATAGCTATACAGATACATCTATAGGAAATATTCAAACGGATATAGAAAATGTCAGAGATGAGATTTCAACTATACTGTGTGTTGAATCGTCACAAGGGTTCGTATTTAAAAACAATACGGTTTCAACAATATTATCAGTCGTTATTTATCATGGAAAAACGAGAATCACAGATATGAAAAAACTAAAAGAAGTATTTGGCGATAGCGCTTATATACAGTGGAAATGGAAAAGAACCAATGAAGAATCATATGGTGTTATATCATCCAACGATTCAAGGCTTATAAACGATGGTTTTTCGTTTAAAGTCAGTCCAGATGATGTGGATGTAAATGTAACATTCATGTGTGAGTTAATAGTTTAAGGAGGAAAAAATTAAATGGCAGTTAAAGCATCAAATCAAGCAACTCTTATCGACGTAACAGATGGGTATTCTGTCACACTTACAAGTGATTCATATACATTTGTTGGAGGAACAGGTGGAGCTGGATCAGGACAGACATGTACAACAGAAGCAGTGGCATTCTGCGGATCAAATCAATGTACTTCGGTAGCGGTAACGGCAGCAGATATCGTTTGCCCGACTGGTATCAGTGCTACAGTAGAAAACAGTGGGACTTCAAAAGTTAAAGTCACATTTAAGACAACAGCTACGATCAGCACAGCATGTGAAGCAACAATTCCAGTCGTTGTAGACGGAATCACAATGAATAAGAAATTTTCATTTGCAGTAGCTAAAACAGGTGCCACAGGTGCAACAGGAAAAGGTATCAAAGGAACACCAGTAGCAGAGTATGTCGGTTCAAGTTCTAATACAACGGTGCCAACCAGCGGATGGTCTACAACAATTCCATCGGTAGCAGCAGGTCAGTATTTATGGACAAGGGTTACAACTACTTATACAGATAACACAACATCTGTAAGTTATAGTGTAGCAAAACAGGGCGCAACAGGTGCGACTGGAACAACAGGATCACAGTGGTATTCAGGTACAGGAATTACAGGTACATCTACGACAGCCACAGCATTTACTGGGTCAGGAGTAGCAAATGCACGTGTAAATGATATGTATCTTAATACATCCACAGGCAATACATACAAATGTACTGTTGCAGGTAATGCACAGAATGCTAAATGGGTATATGACGGAAACATCAAAGGTGTTCAGGGAGACAAAGGAAACACCGGTGCAACAGGTAATGGTATTTCTAAAGCAGATATTACCTATGCTGCATCATCTTCTAATACATCTGCACCATCGAGCGGATGGCAGTCTACACCACCAAACGTATCTGCGGGGCAGTATTTATGGACAAAAACAGTATTTACATACACGAATGGTGGAACGGCAACACAGTACAGTGTAGCAAAGCAGGGAGCAACAGGTGCAGCCGGAGCAGATGCGATCACATTAACAATTACATCATCAAATGGAATAATCTTCAAGAATAATGCTGGATCAACAGTGCTTACAGCCCATGTCTGGAAAGGATCAGTAGAACAGAGCATTACCGATGCAGGAGTATGCGGATCACTCGGTTCCATCAAATGGTATAAAGCTGGAAGCGATACAGCAATTGCAACAGCGAAATCTTTGACTGTTACAGCAGATGATGTAACCAATTCACAGGCATATACATGCCAGCTCGAAGGATAATAAGAGAGGTGTTTGGTGATGGTAAAAGCTAAAGCTGAAATAACAATTTCCAGAATTATAGACATTGACAAAGTAACAAGATATTACTTACTACAGTCTTCCACAGCCACAGCACCATCAAAACCGACATCAAATCCTCCGGATGGAAACTGGAAAACAACAGAGCCGTCGTATACATCAGGTTCTACGAATACATTGTATTTTGTGGATTTAACAGTGATGACGAACGGCTCTTTTAGTTATTCCGCAGTAAGTAAATCTAGCAGTTATGAAGCGGCTAAGGAAGCATGGAATAAAGCTAATAATGCACAGAATACTGCCAATAATGCAGCCAAAACAGCAACGAACTATCTTAAAGGTTCAGAGGATGGTCTGGTTGTTGGAAATATGACTGACGAAATCTTAGGATCAAATGTGTTAATAGATCCAGATTCGGTTAACATCCGAGATGGAGACACTATTTTAGCAAAATATTCGGAAAAGAAAATAGAGCTTGGATTAAATTCAGAAGATGCAGTTATTGAATTGTGTGGCGGAGTTGGTCTTATAACATCTCAAGTGGTAGAAGAATCGGAATTTTCAACTGGTATCACAAGGGCGTTATCTATTGAATCCGATTATATTCAGATGAATAAGGCCAGAATCATTGAGTTAGATACAAATACGCTATACGGAACGAACGCTGACGGTGAAGGACAACAGGCTAGTTCGTATATTACTCTTAATTCTGGAAAATCATCTAATGGTTTGCATAATTCTACTTTTATAATTGGCGGTTTAGTATATGAAGATAATCTGAATGCATTTATTTCTGGGGATATTAGTGAATTAGATGGAATATTATTAACAACTAGAGTAACAGGAGCTGACAAGAGTACAGATATTACTATAAGCCATTCATCCACTGATGCAAGTGTTGATTATGAGGGAATGACAATAGAGAGTTGTGACGTTGTTAGATTTCAAAGTAACATAAACATGGAATATTGTATCGGGGTAGGTGTTGGTGGTGGAGGTGTTAACCGCGGCATTCATGATACTTCGGAAAATCACTGGATGCTATATTGTGATACGGATGATATGTATTTTCAAGCACCGAAAACATCAAAAATACGACCATATTATCGAGCAGGCGATTCTATAGAGCTATATTATCAGGGTGCCGGATTTGCCACAAGTAATGGTAAGTATGTAGTTTTTACAATACCAATTAATAAACCGATAGATGCAAGAAATGTAGTTGCATCATCTGTAAGTGGTTTTATCGGTAGATCAAATGGAAAATATACACATGGTTCTGCTGCATCGACTTATGTTAAACCAGCATCGTATGAGGCAGCGATTAATGGTAATGCAGTTAGAGTTTCAATGAATTTTAATAATAATGCAAATGTAACTAACAACGCTGCAATTGGTGTAACGTGGTCGGGAAAAATAACGTTTAGTTAGGAGGAAATCAAAATGGCATTATTTAAAGAAATAAAACAACCAGATGGAATTATAACAGATTATCACAGAATTTTATTCTTACAGACAACAGTGAACCAGCAAAATTCAATTGCGGTTTTGTCATATGTAAGTTCCGAGGTTCGCGATGGCGAAAAGAAAAACAACTCCAATCGCCCATACATGCGGAGTAAGACTTACGAAACTGATTACGATCCAGATATGACAATAGAAGAAGCATATGAATTTTTGAAAACGCTTCCAGAATTTAAAGATGCAGAAGATGTATAAGGAGAGATAACAATGAAAGAAAAATTAGCTAAATTATACAACACAATGAATATGATCGAGACAAAAGGCAGAAATACGAAAATCATGGCTGAATGTCTTGAATATCTGGAAAGACTTATTAAAGATGAGCAGAAAAAAGAAGAACAGAAGAATGAAGTAAAGGAAAATACAGAAGAATGAAATATAATTTAGAAATCAGAGCAGGACCCACAGAGGTCTTATTTTTATGCGATAAACTAATAAAATTTTAATCTACAGTAAAGAAACAACGGAGGGCGAGGAATGCAAAACACAGGTTTCATAATTACATCAGAGCAGATTATTTGGTTCTGTTCATTTGTGGCTGGACTTTGGACACTTTGGAAGATTGTGAAAGAGATTCGGAAACCAAATGATGATCTGAAAGCGAAAGTCGAAAAGCATGATAAGCTTCTTGATAATGATAATAAGAGACTGAAAGAAATTGAAAGCTCAAATCAGATGATCTTAAGAAGTCTTTTGGTAATAATCAACCACGAGATCACAGGTAACGGAATCACTACGATGAAAGAAATCCGAGATGAGTTACAAGAGTTTTTAATTAAAAAATAGGTATATGAAAGGAGAAATTTTATGTTAAAGAATTGTGTATTCAAAATTGATGTAGACACAAAAGATTGGTTCAGATCCACAATCGTTAGAGCAATCAAAACATTTGCACAGACAGCAGGCGGTATGATCACTGTTGGTGCTGCAATGACAGATATTAACTGGAAACTTGCATTTAGCGTAGCTTTGGTGGCTGCGATTTATTCGGTTCTTACAAGTATTGGCGGATTACCAGAAGTCCCAGCGACTAATACAGTTTCAAAAGATCTGGAAGATACTACATATAATGAAGTGGAAGATTTAGAAGAAGGTGATATGTAATGGCTATTAAAAAAGTAAACATTCACGGTGGGCATAATCCATCTAACAAAGTTGCTTGCGGTGCTAAGGATTTATTAGACGAATCCAAGGAAGATCGCAAGATTGCTAAAGCTATCGTTAAATATTTGAAAAAAGCTGGTGCCACAGTGTATAATTGTACTGTTGATAATGGAACCAGCCAGAGAGATGTCTTACAAAAAATCTGCGCTAAATGTAATCAAAATGGAGTTGATATCGATGTATCTATTCATCTGAACAGCGGTCGCAATGATCATAAGGGTGACAAAAAGTTAGGCGGCTTTGAGGTATGGGCTACAGAATATGCAGGAGTAAAGAAAGAAGTAGCACAGAGAGCTGTTGCTAACATGAAGAAACTTGGTTTTACCCCTCATGGCGATCCATATAAAAAGACTTCTAAACTGTATTATCTGAACCATACAAAAGCAAAGGCTTTGCTGTTTGAGATTTGTTTCGTAGACGACAAGGACGACTACCTATTATACAAAACAACTGGTGCAGATAAGATTGGTAAGAGTTTAGCAGAGGCTATCGTAGGTCACAGCATTAAGACTAGCACTATAGCTAAAATCGCATCTGTATTTAAGTCTGGTGTTTCAGTTAAGATCACAGGTAACGCTACATATGGCGGTGCTGCAAAATGGAAACTGATTCCAAGTGCTTACTTAAACAAGAAGTATACAGTAACAAAAGTTCAGACAAATAACAATCAGCAGGAAGCTCTTATTAAGCAACTGAACAGCTGGGTTCCAACAAAGTATCTTACTATTGTAAAATAACTTTCGTGTTGCAACTCGTGTTGCATTTCTATAAAATATAGTCATACATGAGGAAAAAATAAAGAATATGTGAAAAAATGTAGGTTTAACAAACGGCTTAAACACGTGTTTTTTCAAAGAATGTAGCATTTAAGCCATGTGTGAATATTTAGGGCTGACGGGTTCGATTCCCGCCTAGTCCACTAAAGCTGAACAAGTCAAACTCTGTATATGATATTATCGTATACAGGAATATGTTTTGTTTGGTGTATCGAAGAAAATAAAAGTAACGACATTGTATGTTACGAAAGTGATATACAGTGTCGTTATTTTTATGCTATAATGCGGATATGAATTTAACAAATCGGAATTGAGATTTCATATATTCCAAGGGATTTAATAACTGTTATATTTTATTATCAAATATCTCTCAATCCCTTGAAAACACAAAGTTTATCGCAGGTGAGCTTTCCCTTATTGTTTCCCTTGTGTTATATCGTCCCACCAGTGTTTACGAACTCTAATAAGGGCAAAAACAAGGGCAAGAAAATTATATAAAACAGTATAAC